CCAGTCTTGTGCGGATGCAGTTTGAGTTTGTCGCCTGCGCCATTCATCTTGTGAGGCTTGCACATATGGCAACCAGCGCGCCCATTCTTGGCTTTGCCGCGTTTGTGGTTCATGGCTTGTCTTTCAAAGGCGTACCGACATGCTCATTGATGACTTGTTGCTTCTGGTTCAGGATGCGCGCCCCAACTTCTGCGCCGACGACGACGCCACCAAAAGCCAGCCAAAGGAATTCAGTTCCACGGTCATGCAGGATCATGTAGACGAATCCCCATGTCATGGCCGCTTTTCCAATGTTTGACCACAAGGCAGATTCGCGCAGCTTGCCAGTCTGATGGTCAACCACTAAATCAAGAAAGCACCAGCGGCGCTTGCGGCGTTCGGCTTTCATCTGCGCCCCCATGAGTCGTAAATCTCCCGACCGGCCCAGCCCATGCCGAGAAAAAAACCACCGATAGCAAATGCCATCCAGATGATTAGCCCCTCTCTGATGGAGTCGATATTCTCGAAAATGCGCCAGACGTATTTCACGGCTTGTAGCCCTTAAATTTCAAAAACTCCAGCATCAGATACCCGGCAAATGCAAAAGCAGCCCACACCAGACCGGCCAGGCTTTTTTCAATCACGGCATTGCGGAAGGCAATGGATTGCGCTTCCTTTTGGATAGCAAGGTCAACCCACTGAACCTGCTTGTCGGTCAGTTGCCTGGGTGAGTCTTTGACAAGTTCCGCAAGCTGGGTGGCAATCGCCACACGATCCTCGTTTGTCAGGGTGGATTTGCGCCGTTCTTGTGGACTTCCGGGCACGGTCTTATTCCTTGGGCCAGTTGATGTTTTTTGGAGCCTGGGTCATTTCAGACTGAAGCAACCACGAAAAATAGCAATGCAGATGCCCAAAGATCATGTCAATCAGCGGCCTGAATATGCGTCCCTGCCAGCGTCCCTGCATGTCGAGCCTGTAGGCGGCTGAACTCGCGTATTCACCGGGATAGACATTGCCCCAGCAGATCAGGCTGAAGACAAAGGCGTCGAAGGCCAATAGGATGTTCAGGAGGTTTCTCATCGGCACACCGGGATATGGAACTGTTGGCCGTCGAGCGTGATGCGCAGCTTGCCAATGATGGCGACGGATGGCTGCGGGTCATAGACCCAAATGGCATTGGCGCCGGTTGACAGTTTGAAAAGCTGCTGCATTCCGCTCACGCCCTGCAGGTCAAAGCCATCGTTGAATGCGCCGTTGCCCAGGCAGAATTCGTCGGCAGGCTCGTTGCCGCCCCAATTCATGATGTTGATGCCGATGGAGTGCGTTGCGCCCTTGGTAGATACCAGTTCGGCATTCACCCCGATAGCCGTTCCACCTGGGAAGTTGTCGCGCACCTCGCCATGGATGCCAGCCGCCCAACAATCGGTATCCTTGAAGGCCACACCGTTAAAGCCCACAGCGTCATTCACCGCGCCGGGTGTCCTGTTGATCTTGCCGAAGCCACGCGCAACGCCGGTAAAGCCAGCCACTAGCCCGCCTTTGCCGTTAAAGTCCATTGCAGCTTCACCGTAGAACGTCTGTTTGGCATAGCCCGCCATAGGAGAGACGATCATGGTGAAGAACTTGGCTACAGCATCCGCAATGCCGCCATAGACGGAACCCGCCCAACTTCCGGTTGTCGAGACAGAAATGTTCTGCCCTTCGGGTGGCTTTTGGATGTCCTTGGAGAACTGGACATTGACGCCGTGAACTTCAGGCGGCACTTCGGGGATGGGTGGAAGTGTCGGGAATGCCGGGTCTTCCGGTGGTCCGACAACCAACTCCTTCACAGCGCCGCCCCGGCAACAAACAGATCATCAATCTGCTCTTCCGTCAGGCCCAAGGCAGGCCCGAGGCTGGCTACCAAACCATTGTGACGTTCAACGGTATTGCCATACTCCCAGTCGATCTGTGCCGCCTCTTTGGTTGGGCTCGAAAGCGCCTCAATGGCAGCGGTCACATCGTCCAGCAATCCCGCGGCCAGCAGCGCGCGGCCGGCCTGGCGCATGGTGATGGATTGAGGCACGCCAGACTGCGATACGTGCGGTGCTTCAGGCAGTTCAAAGATGACTTCCATGATTACCTCGCAAAATACTTGTAGGCCACATTGGTTTTTGCCGTCTCTGTCAGCGAACTGGTGTACTCCACCAACAGGCTGGTATTGAAGAAAATCGGCTCGGGTACTACAGTGGCCGTGCTGTAGGTGTTGGACATGGAGACAATGCCGCCGATCACCGGGCAGACCTGCGCGATTGCACTGGTTGCGCTGGATGTCACGTCGAAGATCACGACGCCATCCAGGGTGACTTTGAAGCGGTGTGTTCTGGATGTCGCATCAACCGGCGCGCAGGCCAGAAAGCTGATCACGCCTTTGCCGGTCAGGCTCAAGATCGTGACAAGCGAACCACCGGATGAAATCGTCGGCTGAACCACCCTTGCGTTGATCGCACCGGAGGCCAGTGGGCTGGTGCTTGGAATGTCACTGATAAGAACTGGCAGCGATGCCGTTCCATTCAGGGTTCCGGCTGGTCGTGGAATACCGGAGCCGAGCAGGCTGCTGCTGTTTCCTGTTGTCATTCAAATTCTCCAGTCGCCAAGGGTGGCGTCATAAACAAAGACGCCATGAAAATACTGCGTGTCCATCACCCATGAGGTCGTGTAACCCATGACCTTTTTCCCATTGGCCAGAATGGTCAGGTTGTTGGTGTCAAAGGTCCCATCCACGTCCTGAACTTCAATCTCGTCGCCATCGGTTGGGGCAGCTGGGAATGTCAGGCTCCAGGCGGCTGCGGTCGTGCTGGCCCTGATGCGGTCGAATGACAATGCGGTATAGGTCGTGGTCTTGCGCGTCCAGGCGCGCTGCCACGTCCAGCTTGCGTCCGTCCCGTCAGTTGTCAGCACCTTGCCGGCATTCCCGGTTTGAGTTGGCAGGGCATCATCCCAACTGGCCGAACTGCCATCGGTTGTGACGAACTTCCCGGCATTCCCGGCCTGGCCCGGTAGCTCCACAGAGAATGCCGTAGCATCCACATAGGCTTTGGTGGCTGGCATGGTCCCCGTTGTAGGGGTTGGAACCGTGGGTGTTCCCGTAAATACCGGAGAGGCAAGGTCTGCCTTCAGCGCCTGAATCGAATCAAGCCCTGTACCAATGGCAGCGAATTCCTGTCGTATGGCGTCAGAGTTTCCAATCGTGTGCGCAATGGGCACGCCGGTTGGGTTGTAGAACGGGTTGGTCATTCGTTACCCTTCAAGGCGGGTTGGAGTGCTGAGAATCGTCACGCCCTGCAAGGTGTGTGACTTGTCCTGGGCGCGGCTGGAATAGAACAGCAGCGATATGTTTTTCTCGATGCCGTCCAGTGAAATGCGGGGGTTCCCGATGGATTGGGTATCCCATGAGAATTCATCCCATGTGAACTGGTCCCAATACCCGCCACCAATCATCAGCGGCTGGTCGAATGAACTGGTCCCTTGGGCGATGTCCGGATTCCCATACCCGAGGTCGAAAGACACATTCAAGTTGGTGAACCCTTCCACCACCAATTCAAGGATGGCAGCATGGAACTGCTTGCGCACCCGTGGCGACTTTAGGTTATTGAATGGCATCCGAAGGGCGCTGACAAGCACATTGCCGTCAAAGCTGGTGCCGATGCTGTCCTGATAGACGTACCCGTCATCCGAGCCGAAATAGCAGACTTCCGCCTCGTCATCGTCCTCGTTGGTACACATGCAGCGCACCGCTTTGCCGTAGTACAGAGGCATGATGCCGCTGATCTTGTCGCCCGTCAGACCGACCACCAACCCGGAACCGTCTGAGAAATAGACGCGGTACTGGTTCTTGGTTCTCAGGGTGATGGATGCTGTCTGCAACCCGCGCTTGGTTGTCATCAGCTTCTGAACCAGATGGGAAACCGATGCGTATTCAAAGTCACCATAGTTCTGCGTGGTCCTGAATCGCTGAAGTCCACGCTTGGACAGCACCATGACATCGTTGCCGATCGGCTGACTGGTGTAGGCCATGGCGCCGATGTCGTAAACCGATGGCACCAGATTGAAGGAAGCCAGGTCCGAGCCGTACAGAATGAAGGTCTGTCCGTCCGTGAAGATCGCCAGAGAAGCACCAGCAGACCCCGCGCCGGCCTGCACCTGGAATCCCGTCACAGTGTTTCCAGTAGCGATTTCAGACGCCCCAAGGACTGGCGTCCACGAGTAGGGCTCACCAATTCCGCTGAGTTGCACGCTTCCCCGGAATGAGAACACCAGATAGAACCGGTGGACCGCCACATGACTTGGGGTGTCCGCGGTCATGCCCGTGCGAATCGGGATGTAGTTCACCCCATCAAACTCGAAACCGAGGTTCACCCCATCGGCCCCGTACATCTTGCGGGTCAGGGTCGAGCCGGTGAAGTTGTCGTTCACAAACTCAAGGCGCCCACCGGGTAGCCGTGTGATTGAAGTAGCGAGGCTTGAGCTCGTTGCCTTGGTCACGGCTGACACTTGGATGGCCTCGCCGCTCTGCCAGGTGCCCGTGATGGTGGAAATGATCAAAGTCCCAACACCAGAGACAGTCCACGTCCCGGAGCGCAGCATGGCCTTGACCACTACGGCTGTGGCGCCGCTGGTCCCGCCCGTGATCGTGTCGCCTACGTTGATCTGGCCAACTGCGTTGGTGAATTGAATCTCGTTGCCAAAATTGATCTTCACCCAACCCGATGAAGTCGCCTTGTACATGTCGCCCGCCGTCCCGGCCACGTTGTCGCGGAAGGCGTAGCGGGTTCCCTCGTAAATCCAGACGCCGCGGATTCGACCGGAGCCTGGAACTTTCAGGATATTGGCGCGCTGCAGGTTGGCAGCAAGGAGCAGGTAGTCGGCATTCTCTTCCGCCGTTGAGGCGCCATTCAGGATGACCTCATGAATGACGCCAATCCCGATGGATTCGCCATTCGTGAATGATGCACTGAGCGCACCCAGCACCAGATAGGACTGGCTGATGGTCGTTCCGCCACCCATCCATGGGGCAAAGAAGGACCGGAAACCCGAGAAGGTTCCCGTGCTTGGCGTTGCGGTGGATGCTTCTGCGGGGATGACATACAAGACAACAGCGGTCGAGCCACTTGACGCCCCGGTGATCACGTCCCCAACTTCTGGCGTTGAGGATAGATTGACGGTGGCAATCCAGTAGTTTTTCGAGCTGGGCGAGTCCTGCCCGTCATACCGCTCGAAACCGTCGATGCGCCGATACCCGCCACCGATTTCCGGCTCATAGTTCACCGCGCTGATGGTCTTGCCGGGCTCCATCGCAATAGCGGGAGTCAGCAGATCCAGACCACCCTTGAACGGGAAGTAGTCTGGTTTGACCTGCGGGAATCGGACTTTTCTCATGCCAGCGCAGCGCCTACTGACATCGTTGGCAATTGCTGAAGTTCAATGCGCGCCATCATCTTGGCGAACTCAATCTGGCCCTCATCGTAGAAATGTGGGGCCGATTCGCTCACGCCATAGAACATCATGGCCCGGTAGACAATGGCCATGTGGAATTGCTCTGGAAGCGATGGTGTGTCCGCAATCACAGCCAGTTCGGTCGCCACCTTGAAGTAGTCGCCCGTGATGGTGTATCCCTCAATCGGCGTGCAGCCCAGACCAATCCCGAGGTCTGGCGTCACCGTGAACTGAGTTGGTCGGGTATCGGTGTGCCGGGTCGCCCCACGCTGGTAGGTGTCCCGCCAGCCGTTGTAGTCGATCCACGTCAGTTCCATTTCGTCATTGGTCCCGACAGACGTGGTGTAGCACCGGAAGGTTTCAAGCTCCCAGTTGCCAAAGTCCGAGAACCCGGTCCCCGTAGACTCGATTTCCGCCAGCGTGTAGGACGGCTGATCGGTCACGGTTGGGAAACTCATGGACTCGCGCATCCACTTCCAGTCAGGCCGGCGAAGCTGGATGTCCATCCAAGCCTCGTTGATGAAATCCACCAGACGGGCATACTCTTCCTTCTGGCTGGTGACATCGGTCAGGCCGGAGCCCGTGACGCGGCATTTCCGCTTGAGCCTGTTGCAGAGCGCGAGAAAGTTCATATCAGCCTGGCTGTGCCATCAAGCGGCGGACCCACTCGATACCCTTGGGGTTGTTGTCGCGCACGACTTGCAGGTTTGCCACTGCGCTGCTGGTGCGATGGATGGTGTTTTTTGGGCGCTCTGCTGTAGCGTCTTCGTGCTGCGTGCTGATGGTGTCGCGCTTGGCGCGCAGCAGGACTTCAGCGTACTTGCGCCGGGTGATCACATTCATGCCGACAGGCAGGCAATTGGATTGGACCCATTTGCCATTGGTGAAAATCTCTGCACCGCGGCCATTGACCCAGCAATCCACCACCAATGGCGCATTGGTTTCGGCGGATGGGTAAATCATGATCTCCACCGGCTCTTCGTTGAAGGCCAGTGCCTCCACCTTGCCGTCTACCAGCGCATCGGCGTGAATCGCCTCGATGGCCGGCACTTCCGGGGTTTTGTCCAACCCGATGTCGATGCTGGGCTTCTGGCCCATGTCGAAATTCGTTGACTCCACGCCTGACGCCCTGCGGCGGGTCGGCACATTGGCTGCATCCATTCGTTTCTCCAAAAGAAAAGACCCCGAAGGGCCATGAAAAAAGGCCCCCGAAGGGGCCTGTGAAATCGCAACTGCTGTTTACGATGCCGTGGTGAAAGTGATGCCTGCAGCAACGCTGGAAATAGCGTGTGCATACCACTTGGTTCCATCGCAGGACAGTTCCACCTTGTCGCCGGCAACCGTCTGGGCGGTCACAAAGCTGATGGTGTCGTCTGTTGCGCCCGTATCGCCTGCGTCACCAGCCACGCTGTTTTGCTTGCCTTGGATGATGTTGGCCGATGCAGCCGTCACCACCGTATGGGCACCAGAGGCCGGAACGGATTTCAGAATGAACGTGAACTTCAGGCCCAGCGAAGGAGCCGGGAGTGTCGTCACGAAAGCCGTGGTGGACCCGAGGTAGAACGTCTTGCCAGACTCTTCAGCAAGGACTTGCCGGGTCGTGGTCAGGATCTGCGAAGAATTGTCCATGGCGGCGGATGTACCGTCCGGGTTCTTCACGATGATGCGGCCACCAACACCAATAGTCAGCGTCTTTTCAACGATGAGATTGGTCAGGGTTTTCCAGAGTTTGGTTGATGTCATGATGTTTCCTAAAGTGGTTGCGGCTTTTTAGGGCCGCATTGTTGTGGGAAGTCCGGATTAGCCCTGGGCCATCCAGGTCGTGGTCTTGCTGGCCAGGATCGCCCCAAGAGTCGAGTTCTGCGAAATCTTGAAGTACCGGCCAAGGGTGTTGGCCGTACCGTCAGAATCGCAAACCGTGAAACCCTTGTTGGAGCCAGTGACCGACAAGGTGCGCGTTCCGTTTGCAACGGTGTTGACGGCGCTTTCTGCCGCCATGCCTTCGTACCACTCGTTCTTGATACGGTCGGTCAGGTTTTCCCAGACGATGTACTTCGGCGTGAAGCCGACAGCCACAACGACATCGTCAGTCGTGGTGATTGCGGTTGCGTCGAAAACGATGCGGCCAGTTTTAAACCGGATCTGGTCAGTTACGGAAACACCGCCCGTAGCGGTTTGTCCTGCGGTATTGATTGCCATGATGATTTCCTAAAAAGAAGGGGAGTTGAGACGGGGCACTAGGCCCCATCAAGGTTGATCAATGGTTGATCAGTTCAGGATGCGGCGGGCCACATTGCCCACGGCCATCCAGCCGTTGTTTTCGATCAGCACAGTCTTCCACCACACTGCACCGGCATAGCCACGCTGACCGTGCGGGTCAGACTTGGACTTCTCCGAAGGCGGCAGGTAGGTCGGGCTGACCGGCGAGATACCGGCGCCTGGCAGCGCGCGCACAGCGATCTGGCTGTATGCGTCCTGGGCACAGACGATGAACGGGTAAACGTCCACTGCGGTTGTGCTGGTCGTGCAGTACAGGTTGTTGCTGGCACCCGATGCGCCGGCATTCTGGATGCTGGGCAGGTCGGGGCTAGTGATGAAGCGGAAACGCTCGCACTTGCCGACTTCGTTGGCCATGGGCTTGCCCGAAGCGTAGAGCTCAGTGGGAACGAAACCAGGCAGTTCGCGGATGTCCGGCTCCAGATCGGTGTGGCAGTAGACCAGATAGCCTTCTGCAACAGCTTCCGTGCCGTAATCGCCCGAAGCAGCCAGAACGTCAGTCACCGGCATGGCATGGTTGGCCTGCAGGTTCATGACAATCTTGCGGATCATGTTCAGCGACAAAGCACCGTCCACGGTCGCAATCGAAGTGCCGGCGCCACCATAGTAGACGTTCGTGCAGGCTTTGAGTGCGGCGTAGATGATCATTTCGTTCACGAACGTCAGACGCTCACCAACCTGCTTCTTCATTTCGGCAGGCACGTCATCCTCATAGAGGTAGAACAGCTTGTCGGAGAAGCCATACAGGCAGGAATACTGCTGGATGATCGCCGTGTAATCCTGCGGCGTGATGCTGTCAGGAGTGGGAGTCACACCTTCAGAGACGATGTGCGCGTTGGCGATAGCGGCTGCACGGTCGGCGGAGTTGCCGTCCTGGAAGAACCGGTTGATCGTGTTGCGGTCAGTCGTGGTGCCGCCGTAAGGCAGATAACGACGAGCCACATACGTGTCGCTCATGTTCTGGGGGATTTGGACCTGACGGCCCGTGCGACCAAGGATTTCCTTGGCCACTGCGCGCTTGAGAAGCGCCCCGGCGAATTTGTTGATACGCCCGGTGTTGGTTGCAAATAATTGACCTGCCATGATTTTCTTTCGTTAAAGGTTTGATCAGCCGGAATTCCATCCGGCCATGAAGTCGCTCTGCTCGTTGCGGCTAGAGGTTTGCCCCCCAGTACCGCGTGGCGTCACGGCTGCTTCGAGTCGTTTCTGTCGGTTGTTGGATGTCTTCGCTGCTTCGGCGGCTTTCGCTGCGTCTGCTGCTGCCTTGTCCTTGGCTTCTTTTGCTGCCTTGAACTCGGTCATGCGGGATGCGATGTACTCGCCATCAACGCTGGCTTCCAGCTTGGCCTTGCGTGCGGGTGAAAGAGTGTTCTTCCATTCGGCAAACTCGGCACTTCCGTTGATTTCTTTCCAGTCGCTGTGGTACTCGCTCAGGATTTCGATTTCAGCGGCCACATCTTTTTGAAGTGCTGCCTCGACCTTTTCCTGAACCCGCTTGTCGATGTCCTGCGGGTCAACCGGTGAACCCGAGAGTGCGCCCAAGTCTTCTGCCAGCATTTCCGCCAGTTCGGGAAACTCAGCGGACAGCCGCTTCAACTGGCCGGGGCCAATCTTCACTTGCTGCGCTTTGAGCCCTTCCAGGGTCTGCTTCAGGCCACCAATGTGTCCGCTCAGGGTGTCAATCTTCCGCTTGCTGTCATCGAACTGGTTGGCCTTGGCCATCAGGTCGTTGAGTTGGGCTTCAGTGATCTGCGCGTACTTTGGTGGTTCGACTTCGGTCTTCTCTTCGGTTGCCACTGGCTCTGCTGATTCGGTCTTGACTTCCGGGGTTGCAGGCGTTGTCGTCTGCTCGTCAGAATCAAAGCCGGCCGCAAAGGACTGGGCTGCTTGTTCGTTGGTCTGTTCTACCTCATCCGTTTCGACGGTCATCTTTCAATCTCCAGAAACACAAAAGCCCACACAAGGTGGGCTACATCGCAGCAGGCGGGGTCGTCTGCTACATCATTTGCCGTCACAACGGGCGGCGGGAAAAGGGGTTCACTCTATGACCGGCTGGTCCTGGTCTAAAGCGAGAAATAATTTGACCTCCTTGATGCGTCCGCGCGTGGCGGCGGTCATATCAGGGCTGTTGTCGTTGTCGTTCATGGCGCGGAGGTTGGCCAATTTCTGTTCATAGTGCGCCTTGAGCTTGAGGAACAGCGGGTCGGCGCGTTCCATGCGGGTCAGTTGGAAGGTCATTTCTGGAATGCCTCTCCGGCTGGCGCCCTACCTACGGGCTCCATGTCGGTCTCGGCCACCTGTTTTGCGTTGTTGCTGGCGTGGGCCAGTTCTTTCTGCGTTGTCAGCTCCATGGTGACTTCGGCAAGATGCGCCTTGATCTTGTCGAGCTCCTTCTTGAGCGAGTTGTTTTCTTTGTAGATTTCCAGTTCCTTGCGCTGGGCCAGTTCTGCTGCATCGCTGTCGGCCTGGATTTCGGCGCGGCGGTTGAGCGAGTTTTGGTACTGGGTATCGCGGTCGGTATCAAGTTTCGACTTCTCTACCGTGGCAGCATCCCGGCTCTGTGCCGTCTTGATAGTGGCATCGGCGCGAATCTTGGCGGCGGTAATGGTCGGGTCTTCCGGTGGCGGTGCCTCGGCCATCTTCTTCAGTTCTTCCTCGGTGTACTTGACCTTGCTGGCGTCGATGCGCTTGCCGGTCAGGATTTCTTCCATCACCTTCTTGGGGTCCACCCCGTAGGCTGGGTCTTTCGAGACTCCCAGCAGGTTGATGTAGAACACCTCTTGAATGGCCTTTTCCACCATGGCGATCGAGCCACGGGCGTTGATCTGGAAGTCACCCTTCTCGTCTTCAGGCACATCCGGGTCCAGCAAAAGGTACTCGTAGAAGTCGTCAATCATCGGCTCCGTCACGAAGTCATCCCAGCTATAACCCTGGCTTCTGAGGAACGTATTGGCGTTGTTGTTCTGCAGTTCCGTCGCGCCAAATGTCTGTGGGGTTGTTTCCCCGGTCTGACCCTGGCTGATCAATGGGATGTTGGTGGCTTCCTCGGCGAGTTTGATGGCGTACTGAATGATCGCCATCAGGGCATCGGTCGCGTTCGGGAACTCAATGCCCCTGAATGCCTTGGCCACGTCTTCGACGGTTTCTCCATCAGCCGTGTACCAGAGCTTGTTGGGGGTGATCGTCCACTTGCCATCCGCGGGAACGATCTTCATGCGGTCCACGACGATCTGTAGACCTGAAGACAACCCGGCATTGTTCAGCAGCGCCCGGGTGGCGGCGTTCACCATGCGCTGCGGCATGGAAACCTGTTCTCCAGCACCAACCCCAGCCCAATGACCCTGGCGCCGGCTCCACGGTTTGGCCCGGTACGGGAACTTGCCCGACTCCATCGGGTTGATCGTGACCTGAATCACGGAATCATTGATCATCGTGACGATGGCCGGGAACTCTTCCTCGGTGGCATCTTCAATGCCGGTCACATGGCCGGCTTCCATTTCGGCTTTGGTCAGGCTCCCATGGAAGTACCAGATTTCGTACTGCTTCTCGGTGTTGGGCTTGTTCGGGTTGCGGCCTTCGGTGTTGACTTTGCCCGGACCCTCCTTCAATACCTTGTCAATCTGGTCATTCAGGTAAATCGGCTGGCCTTCAGAGTCCTTTTTCTTCTTGAGCGCCTTCACCTTGCCGGGCGTCAGAAAATCCCGCTCCAGGCAGTAGTCGCCAGAGTGGACATCCTCACTGCATGACCCATCCGGAAAGAAGTTCCAGGGGTCAATCCACTTCACGGCGGGTTGGACCTTGCTGGAAAACGCCAGCTTCACACCCACATCCGTCTTGGTGATGGACTTGCCCGTCTTGATGTCCGGGAATGGTCCTTTGAGAACACCTACGCCAATCCGGCATGAATCAAAGATCACTTTGCGGGCTTCAGCCGGGTAGTGGCACTCGGTCAACCAGTCGTAGATGCGCTTTTCTGCTTTGGCTGCGCATTTCTTGGCCTTGTCCAGTGTGACCTGGGCGAGATCTGAAGTCGTGGCCTGCACCATGTTGCCGGCTTCATCGGGCCTTTGAACTGCCATGCCGTCAACGGCCAGCGGGGTCTTGTCGTCTGTCGCGTCAACCAGCTCAGGAACCGGCGTCGGGCCGAATGAAAACGACTTGTCGCCGATCGGCAGGATGATTTCCCCGACTCGGGATGAACCAGCATCCACGTACCGGGCGGTCAGCCGGACGAAAGCATTCGACTTGTTCGGGTCAGCGTTGATGGTTTCCTTCGTGACTGGGCCATTCATGCTGATGGGCTTTGCCCACTTGGCCTTGCTGAAATCGCCGCGGTTGGCATCGTCAATGCAAAGGTAAGCCTCTTCAGCGGCCATCCAGACATCTTCAATGCCGGATTCCTTGCGTGCGGTAACGGCTTCGGCGCGCTTTCCGGCAATGGCCAGGCTCAATGCTTCCAGTCTTGCTTGCTGGGCTTCATCGGGCGCGGCTTCGCCTCCCGACATCAATTCGTCGGGAAGGTCTTGTTCAAATGCCATAGTTTTTTACCTTATCCCGCGCCGTCTAGCCCGGGTAATCCATTCATTGACCACTTGGGTGAGTTGCGCGCCCCACCATGAACCAGTGACTGCGCCATACCATTGGCCATACATCAGGTCACATCCCGCCCGGTTACCGTCCGGGTTCCGCCTGAGTAGGTGGCAGTGATCCGGTCAACCGTGCCGTCAATGCTCTTGAACACTGGTGATCCACTTTCCAGACCGGTCGCGCTTCCTGCGACAGAGGCCGTGATGAGCTTCAGTATTTCGGCTGCTGTCAGTCCGGACTCGATAATTTCGGTCCAAGGGTTTGAAGCAGATCCAGCATCGTTGAGCTTTTCGCCCATCGAGCCTGCTGAGTTGTTGGCTGCGGCCAGGGCCGACCAGACCGCTTCACCCACGTTGGCGGTACTCAGGCCGGTTCCGGTCACAGTGATGTCTGCGGTCAGTTCGCCAGAACCTGTCAGGGTGGAATCCACCGACCCAAGTCCGGTCATCGCGGCAATCAGTTCACCCAGACCGGTTGCCTGTGCGCTTGAGATTCCGCCAGTCCCGCCGATTCCAGCCACTGCCTGCAGGAACGCCTTCAGGTCCGCATCGCTGATGTCGCCAGAGCCAACCAGATCGGCCACCAGTTGGACAATCAGACTCCCGAACGCTGCCAGGTCGCCGTCGCCCGTCAAGTCAGCCGTTGCCAACTTCACGGCCAATGCCGTTGCCGAAGCCGAACCGGAGCCCGTCACCGTGTTGCGGGCAGATAAAGCGCCCGGCTTTTGGGGCATCATCCACGCGCCAGGATGGCGGTAGCCAGATGGCAGGGATACGAGTCCGCTGCTGATGCCCTCGCCTGCCGTGATGTTGCGCTTGGCACCCGTGCGGGCAAAGTTGGCCAGTCTGGCTGATGGGTAGGCGTTGTTCAGCACCGTTGCGCCAAAGGTCTGATAGACCCCAGTCGCGCCGATGAACCCATTCGCCAGGATGCCCATTTATCCACCAAACCCGTAGTCAAAATCCACGTTGACTGTTCCGGCTGATGTCGTCGCACCCGTCTGGAACAGCAGGAATTGAATGTTTGCGCCGTCCGGGATCTTGCGCATACTTGGCAGCGCATTGACGAAATCGACCTTGTTGTAAAGGCCGGTGGCTGGAATTGGGATCATCCAGAGTGGCTTGCACAATCCAATGACCACGGTACCCGATGCGTGCGCAGTGCCGGCCCAGACCAGCGAGACAATATCAGAGACGCCGGTATCGCCAGCGGCCAGCGGCAAGAATGGGTTGTACTTGTTGGCAGCAGCGCCCGTGTTGAGAAGCTGCCCAATACCCATGGATGCCGTGCTGGTGAAGGTCGTTGTTGCTCCATCCCCGCAACCCGTATCCAGGAAGTTTACCTTGCAAGCGGGGACGTTGGCGCCCAGATCCGTAGCCGCTTCAGCGGACACACGCAGGCCCTGGCCGCCTGGCGAACGGTC